CTAAGTGGAAAGGTACAGAGTATGAACAGTATTTGCAACCACAAACGCTTTTTGGCAATAAGATGGACAATTATCTGAACCAACCTATGCCACGAAAAGTTCATTCTTTTCAATCAGCAGTTGATGAAAGGCTAGGATTTTAAATGAAACAGTTTAAACAATTCAGAACCAGAACAGTTCTTGATGATGTCTGTGAAATACATGGATGCCATCTTTGGTCTGTCAAAATTCCTATCAAGGGAAAGGTTGAGGAAATCAATCAATGTCCTGAATGCGAGAAAGAGAACATTCGTCTCTTTGAAAAGCAGTTGAATATGGAATCAGAGGTTAAAAGTAAGCTATCAGATACTTACGAGGTCTTTGCTCGTGACAGTATCGTTTCAAGTAAGCTTGCAACCAAGTCACTACATGACTATGAGATTCAGGTTGATATTGATGAAAAGGCTATGAATTTTGTGAAGCGGTTGGAACGTGAATATGCCAAAGGAAGAACAGGAAACGCTATTATTACCGGTCCTTCAGGAGTTGGTAAGAGCCATCTAACCTATGGATTGGCTCGATTTCTCAATGAGCAATTTAAGTCTTATGATGAACCTAAAAGCGTGCTTTTTGTATCAGTAGTGACTTTGTTTGACAAAATTCGTGAGAGCTTTGAGTATGACAATGGATATTCAGAAGCTAAGATAGTTAAGTTATTGTCTGAGGTTGACTTCCTCTTCTTGGACGACCTTGGGAAAGAAAGCCGTAAAGCTGATACAAAGCGAAACGAATGGGCTCATCAGATATTGTTCAAGATCTTGGATAATCGGACAAATACCATTATCAATACGAATTTGAGCAGTGAAGAGATTAAAGAGCTTTATTCTGATGATTTTGGGAATGGTGCTCTCTCTAGTCGAATTTTTGAAGGAGCAACAGGAAAATGTTTTGTATATCCATCCAGTATGAAGGATAGGAGGTATTGATGTTAAAGCTCTATTTTGTCTTTAATGGACATCGAAGGTTATTTCTTGGAGAATACAACAATGTTGATGATCTCATTGAAGACATGATGGACCATCAATGGGCACACTCTGGGATAACTAAACCACATTTTGTAAAACATATCAAAAAGGACAGCGTTAGATTTGATTATGGCGCAAGGGATTGCTACTATCTGGCAATCAAATAGGAGATAAAAATGATTAATAATGTAACACTTGTAGGAAGATTAACACGAGACCCTGAATTAAGATATACACCATCAAATATTGCAATTACGGCATTCAACATGGCAGTTAATCGTAATTTTAAGAATCAAGATGGGAACCGTGAAGCTGATTTCATTAATTGCATGATTTGGCGACAACAGGCTGAGAATTTTGCAAATTGGGTAAAAAAAGGAAACCTTGTAGGTATTACAGGTCGAATTCAGACTCGTAGTTATGATAATCAACAAGGGCAACGTGTCTATGTGACAGAAGTAGTTGCTGATACATTCCAACTACTCGAAAAGCGTGATAATTCTGCAAACCAGGCAAATATCGATTAGATGCCAGCAAGTTTTGGAGCTACAAATCCTTTGGATATTTCAGATGATGATATGCCATTTTAGGTGATTTATATGAATGATGACTTAAAGAAGCAGCTAATTGAAGGCTATGAGCGAGAGATTGAGAAAGCAGAATCACACATATCAGAATTAACTGAACCGTGCGTTAAATCACTTGCACATTCACGGGCAGAAGAACGTGGTTACTGGAAAAAACGAGTGAAGGAATATAAAAGTAAAATCAAGGAGTTAAAAAATGAATAAGCAAGAATTGATTGAGAAAATTGAAAGTTTACCAAGTCTAACTAGTATTACTAGCATTAGACCGTATGTTGACAAGAAAATTGTTTTGGGGTTAATTAGTCAGTTAGATGAACCTGAAAAAGCCGTAATTTCTAAATTTGTGGCGGATTTGCTCGAGGAAAGGAAAGAGAAGCGGTATATCGTGAAGATGAAAGGTTTAAATGAAGATAGTAGCTATCTCAATTATGATTCAATTGATGATGAATGGTATTTCACTGATGCTGGAAATGGACCTGCCGTAGGAACACACCACACCCGAAAACAATTAGAAGAAGCTGGTTTCGGCTGGATGTTTGATTGTAAGGGTTTGGAAGTTGATGAGGTGGTAGAATGAATAAAAAAGAATTGATAGATTATTGTAATGCCATAAAAGAAAATAAAAGTCAAATTATAAATTGTATTGATGTAAACGGAATTATCAAAAAAATCGAACAACTAGACGAACCCGAAAAAGTGAAAGTTCCGCAGTTTGTGGCGGAACATATCGAATGGACAAAAGAAGAAGATTTTCATTTGCTCGGTGCAATGAACAGAGAAAATTTTGACAAAAAACTCGAAGACTGGTTTTATACAGACGACAACATGGAACTTTTTGCTCGAGCATGGCTCGATGGATACGAAGAAGTGGAGGAAGAAAAGCGGTATTATATAAGGCTAAAAATTGATGATAAAAATTATAATTACTTAAACTATATTAAACATCTTAGTGCTTGGTGTTTAGCAGGAATAAAAAAAGATAAAAAATTTCGTACAGAACACACTCGCAAACAATTAGAAGATGCCGGATTTGGTGAAGTGTTTAACAGTACATTGTTTGAAGTCGAGGAGGTGGAAGAATGATACCAAAATTTAGAGCTTATGACAGTGGCTCATTGAGTCGCATGTATCAACCAGACGAAGTGATGGTTGGAAATGGCAATATTTGGATTATTGATGAGGATTCAGTTGCTGGTGAATGGATTGTAAACAATGACATTCACCTCATGCAATCAACAGGACTTAAAGATAAAAACGGTAAGGAAATCTTTGAGGGGGATATCCTTGGTATTGAAACTGATGAAGGAATTTTAAACGTAAATGTTTTTTGGGATAGCAAACACGCTCTGTTTATGTTTGAGTCGGAAATACACAATGAGAAAGAACTCTTAGCAGAATTGGTTGAGGATAATACTTATCCATTTGAAATTATCGGCAATATCTACGAAAATCCAGAACTTTTGGAGGGTAAGGAATGAAAGAAAAATCTTACGAACAAGTTTTGAAAGAATTTGATGAGGTTGATAAAATCAACAACCCTAGTCATTATAAAGGAAAGTTCGGGATTGAAGCTATTGAAGTTGTTAAGAACTTTGTTTTTGGACTAGAAGGAGTCGAAGGTTTCTATTGGGGAAACGCAATCAAGTATCTACTAAGATTCCAAAAAAGAATGGTCTCGAAGACCTGAAGAAAGCTAGAAAGAACCTTGATTGGTTGATTGAGGAATTGGAGAATGAGAATTAAAACATCGAATGGTGCAATCATCAACGTTAACAAGATAAAACGCAGTATTACGATTGAAGGAATCGAGCTCGGTTCAGATTGTCGTGCTTTGGTCTCTAAACATAGAGATGGTACAGGGACTATTACATTAGTCTTTGATGGAAAAGTTATTTAAAATTCAATAGGCTTAGAAATATTACACGGCATAGAAAAGAGGTGAACGATGCCTTTCTTTCCTGATATAAATGAATCAAAAACAAAAGAAAATGCCAAAAGAATTCTGAGAGGATATCTCAGATGGAGAAGAGTAGCTAATGACATAGATGGACAGAAGGTAACAACAACCTACTCATTTATGCCACGGTCTCAATCTTCAGTCAGGGTTAGCCAAGTTGAGAAATTGGCCATCCGAAAAGTTGATGCTGAACTTGAACTTGATGCGATTGAACAAGCAGTAAGTAGTTTACATGATCCCATCTATCGTAGAATTCTTTTTGAAAAATACCTTCAGTGGGATTGTAAAAAAGATGAAGCAATCTTAATGGATTTATCACTTTCAGAAAGTTCTTATTACGATATTTTGGACAGGGCCTTAATGGCATTTGCTGAATTATATCGAAATGGTGAACAGGTTGAAATTTTAGAATAAAAAAAATGGAGTTTTCTTGGAGTTTTTTTGGAGTTTTCTTGGAGTAAATTTGGAGTAAGTTCGGAGTAAATATACGATTTAATGTGCTAAAATTATATTATGAAATAATTATAAAGGCAGGCACAACCTGCCTTTTCTTGTAGTTTGGAGGTGATATTGTGAGAAAAGTAGAACCTATTCGTGAACTTGACGACATTGAGCGGATGAAAGATTATTTGAAGTCAAAGAATGAGCGAAACTACGTTCTGATTATGTGTGGTCTGTACTCTGGAATGCGCATCAGCGATATCATACCTCTTCAGGTTAAACAAGTTACAGGTGATAGAATAGAGGTCGTCGAGAAGAAGACAGGGAAGGTCAAGAGATTTGCCATCAATCCAGAGTTAAGAAAGACTTTAAATCACTACATCAGAGAAAATAACCTTCAAGGGTATGATTATCTTTTTCCTAGCAAAAAGAAAGTTAGAACTGATGGAGTTAGGATTGCTCATATCGGAAGAGTTGCAGCTTATCAAATTTTAAAACAAGCTGCTGAACATGTTGGTCTGAAGAATATTGGAACACACTCGATGAGAAAATCATTTGGCTATCATCATTACAGACGAAATCAAAATGTAGCGATTTTAATGGAGTTGTTCAATCATTCATCACCAGATATCACACTTGATTACATTGGCATTAAGCAAGATGAATTGGATGATTCGATGATGAATTTTAGCTATTAAATACCTATTTATTTAACACATTGAGAAAATGTAAATTAGTATTTAATAAAATAGATGTAAGCACTTGCTACAAGTGATGTTTAAGGATGTTGATTTTATTTAACAGAATATAAGATATGTTAAATATACGAGGGTGCCAGAGATTGAAAAACACCCCCCCTCCTAGATTAAAAAACACCCCCTCCTACATCATAGAATCCCACCCCATACCCACTAAAAAGAAAGACCCCTCCCCTAAATGAATACCCCCCAAGAAAGACCAGACCGGAGTGGTCCTCACCGAGTCGCCTTTGAAAAGAATAAAAAAATTATTCTCAAGACCATGAATACTTGTGGGATTTGTGGACTACCAGTAGATAAGTCATTGAAGTATCCACATCCTTTGTCACCAGTCATTGACCACGTCATTCCAATTAATCGGAACGGTCATCCATCAGACATCAATAACCTACAGCTCGCGCACTGGCAGTGCAACAGACAGAAGTCTGATAAACTTTATGCTGATGATAAAGCAACAAGTACAACTGTTGTTGGTAACAGGAACTTGCCACAATCGAGAGATTGGACAAAATATAAATCTTAATAAAATAAAATAAAAAAAATATAAAATTATTTTTTTAAGAAAGATATAAATTAACAGAATACTAGATTTTTAGAAAAATGTAATGTATGAGAAAAGTCCTAGTTAAGGATAGGGGGGTGTCCCCCTCCCACTAGGCGCTCGAGGGCTTCACACCGTCACTGTACATTTTTTTTCGCGCCAAATCATCACAAGAAAGGAGAACGGTTTGGAATTAAGAGGAATTGACTATCTCAGAAGAAAGTTGACTCTCTATCAGGGGAGAGTTAATCTGAGATATAAACATTATGCGATGCAGCATCATGAATCGCCATTAGGAATCACAATTCCTGCACATATTCGAGTTAAATATAAGTCCGTACTTGGATGGGCAACTAAAGGTGTTGATAGTCTTGCAGATCGTTTGATTTTCAGAGAATTTGCAAATGATGATTTTGAAGTTATGGAGATCTTCAATCGCAATAATCCTGATATTTTCTTTGATAGTGCAATTTTGGCAGCATTAATAGGGTCTTGTAGTTTCATCTACATTTCTAAAGGTGAAGATGAAGAAGTGAGATTACAAGTTATTGAAGCTAGCAACGCTACTGGAGTTATTGACCCTATTACAGGTTTGTTGCTTGAAGGATATGCTGTTTTAGCTCGTGATGATTATAATCAACCAACGCTTGAAGCGTATTTTGAACCAAATGCCACTCATTTCATCCCTAAAAATGGAACTCCGTATTCGGTATTAAATGAAACTGGTATTCCGTTGCTTGTTCCTGTTATTCATCGTCCAGATGCGGTTCGTCCTTTTGGGCGATCACGAATTACTAGAGCGGGAATGTATTATCAAAAATACGCTAAACGAACTCTAGAACGGGCGGATATTACTGCTGAGTTCTATTCTTGGCCACAGAAATACATTATCGGACTAGATCCAGATGCTGAGCCGTTAGAAAAGTGGAAGGCAACTGTTTCGAGTTTGTTAACTATTTCAGCTAGTGACAATGGCGAAAAACCAAGTATAGGACAATTTACTACAGCAAGCATGTCTCCGTTTACAGAACAGCTAAGAACAGCAGCAGCTGGATTTGCTGGGGAAATGGGTTTGACATTGGATGACCTTGGCTTCGTATCAGATAATCCATCATCTGTAGAAGCTATCAAGGCTAGTCACGAGAATCTTCGTCTTGCTGGTCGAAAGGCTCAGCGGTCACTAGGTGCTGGATTGCTAAATGTGGCTTATGTTGCTGCTTGTTTGAGAGATGAGTTTCGTTATGCTAGAAGCCAATTTGTAAGAACCACAGTAAAATGGGAACCATTGTTTGAAGCGGATGCCAATACAATGACTATGATTGGTGATGGTGTTGTGAAGCTAAATCAAGCATTACCGGGTTACATCAATGCAGAAACAATTCGTGATCTTACAGGTATTGCTGGAGATATGTCTGCTAAACCTGTTGTAGAGATTCCACAAACATCGTCTAGTGCTGAATCTGGAGTAGATAAACAGAAAAATAGGATTATTTCAACATATGAAATTACGTCTCTTTTAAGTAACTACCAAAAAGGTGTTTTATCAAAAGAAAATGGTATTTCTTTGTTAGTCTCAACTGGAATCAACCCTACTGAAGCGGAAGAAATGTTGAACAGAACAAAAGTTTTGGAGCAAGTAGATGAATGATGAGATTGATGTACTACCTAAACTTCTGGAAGAAGTAAAAAATGAATTCGAGCTTGCTTATGGTGAAAGTGAGATTATTCGAAATTCTTTCGCTCAACTGAAAACTAAAAAAGCAACATACAGAACCGCGAATGAGTTTGCGATTGAGATTGGTGGAATTCTCTCTAAAGCGCTAGGAACTTCTATAAGCTCTGACAAGTTACCAGACGGTAAAATGTATTACAATATTGCTCAACGCTTGCTGACGGACGTGCTAGGACGAAATTACGAGCTTGTAAGTAGTTATGCTAGTGATGTCCAGAAGAATTTGAACGATAAAGCCAAAATCGGTCTCAAAGTTCAAGTTCCTGAATTAAATAAGGACAGAATAGCTGGCATTGTCAATCGCTTTTCATCTGAGGATAATTTCGAGGACGTCAGTTGGTTGCTAGATGAACCTATTGTGAACTTCACACAGTCTATTATTGATGATAGCATTCGTGAGAATGCGGAGTTTCATCATAGAGCTGGCTTACAACCAGAGATTGTCAGAACATCTTATTTTCATTGTTGTGAATGGTGTCAAGAAGTCGAGGGGAATTATAAATATCCACGAGTCCCAAAGAATGTTTTTAGAAGGCATCAGCATTGTCGTTGTATTGTAGATTATGATCCTAAAAACGGAAAAGTTCAGGATGTTTGGACTAAAAAATGGAGTAAGGTAGATAGTAAATCTCACAAAGAGGAGCGAATTAAACAACAAAAACAATACACTGAAAAAAATATTGAAAAAAAGGAATCTGAGTTCAAAAACAGACAATGGCTCCATTATAAAAATGAGGCTATCGATGCCATTAAGAAAACAGATATGTCCAAAAAAGTTGGGTCGGACAATTATAAGAAATTCATAGATATTTTTGATACAATTAAAGATGAAAATACGTTGAAGTTGTACCAAAAATTAGGATCAAAAATAGAGTACGAGAAACTTGGTAAAACAGGAAATTTTGCTGAGAAAAATCGTGTACAACTTAACCAAAGCGCTTTTGATGGGAAGGTAGTAAAAACTTTAAACAAATACTGGGCTAAACCAATGTCAACCACATTTCACGAAAACGGCCACGCTTTGGATTATTTGGGCTTACAAGCTATAACCAAAGGAAAAAAAGTTGTTATCGGAGAAAAGAAGGTACGATTATTTGGAGAAACCACAAACGTTTCAGTGTATGCAACTCACAGTTCTCATTTACCTCAGTACAATCTGAGAGAAACAATTAGAGAAGATTTGTGGAGACGTATTAACGGAGACTTGCCTATGATTAAAGAATTAGGTGAGAATCCAAAACAATCTGAAAAGAATAAAATCATAAAACTTGCAAAAGAGAATCAAAAAAAATTTCAGGAAGAAATGAAGGAGTTATCTAAAGAGAATCCGTCTGCAGTTGCAAATCTTTCAGATATGGTAGAAGCCACAGGGTGGTATAAAGAGCCACAACCGTTTGGATATGGTCATGGCAAGAACTACTGGAAGAAGCCAGGTTCAGCAGAAGCTGAATTTTTCGCTGAGATTTCGGAATTGATAGCAGTTGATCCTGAGGCATATCAGGTAGTAAAAGAAATATTACCAAACGCAGTAAACGTTTATCATAAAATCGTTAATGATATTTTGAAAGGAGTCTAAAATGTTTCATGTGATTGATGAGGAAGCAAGTCTGAGAGTAGAAATCGCGGAAGCGAAATATTTAATTCACTTTAGAGAACGATTTCCGTCAGATATTTTCTTTGAGGATGAGATAGATTCTGTAACCGCTGAAAAAATTGAAAAGGCAGTTGAAAAATGTATATCTCAAAATAAACCTTATGTAAAACCAGATGGATACGAAGACCGTCTTTATTAATGCAGCACTCGAAAGGGTGCTTTTATTGTGCTTTAGTTTAGGAGGTGATCTGATATCTCCCAGCGATAGGGTTATCATGCGATGACGATTGAAAGGAAATTAGAATGGCGAGGAAACAGAGACTTGGCAATCAGAATCCTACTCAATCGGTGATTTTAAAATACGTCAAGAAAAATTCAAGAGCTAAAGAAGCGATTGAACTTTACGAACGGACTGGTCTTTCTTGCTATGCTTGGCAGAAAAATCTGCTATTGCCTTTAATGGCAGTAGATAAAAACGGACTATGGGTACACCAAAAATTTGGCTACTCTATACCTCGTCGTAATGGTAAATCAGAAATCCTCTATATAGCTGAAATTTGGGCGCTTCATAAAGGATTGAACATTCTGCATACAGCGCATAGAATTTCTACATCTCATGCCTCTTTTGAAAAAGTTAAACGATACCTTGAGAAAATGGGGTATGTGGATGGTGAGGATTTTAATTCCATTAGAGCTAAGGGTCAAGAAAGAATTGAGCTATATTCAACAGGTGGTGTTGTCCAATTCCGTACCAGAACATCAAATGGTGGTCTTGGTGAAGGTTTTGATATGCTAATCATTGACGAGGCCCAGGAGTACACGACTGAGCAAGAATCTGCCTTGAAATACACGGTAACGGATAGTGAGAATCCTATCACAATCATGTGTGGAACACCTCCGACACCAGTTTCAAGTGGTACGGTCTTTACTAAGTACCGTGATACTTGCCTTTTCGGAAAAGGAAAATATTCTGGCTGGGCTGAATGGTCGGTTTCTGATGAAAAGGAAATTGACGATGTGGAATCCTGGTACAATTCGAATCCATCCATGGGCTACCACTTAAATGAGCGTAAGATTGAAGCAGAGCTTGGTGAGGATAAGTTGGACCACAATGTCCAGCGTTTGGGATTCTGGCCGACATACAATCAGAAATCTGCTATTTCTGAAACTGAGTGGAATGAACTCAAAGTAGATGATATCCCAGAATTATCTGGCAAGTTATCTGTTGGTATTAAGTACGGACAAGATGGAACGAATGTAGCGATGAGTATTGCTGCACGTACAAAAGATGGTCGTTTCTTTGTTGAAACTGTCGATTGTCAATCTGTTCGTAATGGTAATGAGTGGATGGTAGCTTTTCTGCGACAAGCTGATGTAGCTCAGATTGTTATCGATGGCGCTAGTGGTCAAAAAATCCTGGACGAAGAGTTGAAGGACTATAGAATCAAGAATGTGATTCTGCCAACGGTGAAAGAAATCATCGTGGCCAACGCTCTTTGGGAACAGGGAATTTACCAGAAGACCATCTGTCACGCTGGCCAACCATCTTTATCAAAAGTAGCCACAAATTGCGATAAGCGGAATATTGGCTCAAACGGTGGCTTTGGTTATCGATCGCACTTTGACGATATGGATATTTCTTTGATGGATAGTGCTTTGCTTGCGCACTGGGCTTGTGCTACGACTAAGCCTAAGAAAAAGCAAAAAATTAGTTATTAAAATAAGCGGTCAGGTGGCTGCTTTTTTTGATGCCCAAAAAATTACCGAACTGCCGGGAAAGCAGGAGAAAGGAGACATGAGAATGTCAGAATTTAAACCAATCACTACACAGGAAGAATTTGATGCTGCTATTAAGGAGCGTTTATCTCGTGAGAAAGCGAAGTATAGCGACTATGACCAGCTTAAATCTCGTGTGACGGAATTGGAAGAAGAAAATGTTGGCTTAAAGTCAACAATCGAAGCCAACAATCAAAGTAAGGCAGATGATGACAAGCAACTTAAAGAACTGAAGAATCAAATAGCTGGTTATGAGACAGCTAGTTTGCGAACTCGGATTGCTTTGCAACATGGACTACCTTACGACCTTGCAGATCGTTTGCAGGGAGCTGATGAAGAAAGCTTGAAAGCTGATGCAGAGCGCTTGGCTGGATATATGAAACCAGTGAGTAAAGTAGCACCAGTAAAATCAACTGAACCAATCGTCCCTAAAGAGGATGATGACAGAGCTATGGTTAGAAACTTGGTTCAAAGTTTAAATATTGAAGATTAAAGGAGAAAAAATATGTCAGAAGCTCAACTTTCAAAAGGAAATCTATTTGATCCAGAACTTGTAACAAAAGTAATCAACAAGGTGAAGGGTCATTCGTCAATCGCTAAGCTATGCCCTCAAAAACCAATTCCGTTTAATGGACAAAAGGAGTTCATTTTCGATTTCGATTCTGATATCGATATTGTAGCTGAAAATGGCAAAAAGACTCATGGTGGTGTAAGCCTCGAACCTGTGACTATTGTGCCGCTCAAAGTTGAATACGGCGCCCGTGTATCTGATGAGTTTTTACATGCTTCCGAAGAAGCAAAAATTGATATGCTCACTGATTTTGTTGAAGGTTTTTCTAAAAAATTAGCTCGTGGTCTTGATATCATGAGTATTCATGGTATTAATCCACGAACAAAACAAGAATCCACAATTATTGGTAATAATTGCTTTGACAAAAAAGTTACTCAGACAGTACCTTTCAAAGATACTAACCCAGATGAAAGCATGGAAGATGCTGTTGGTATGATTGATGGCTCAGAACGCGACATCACTGGAGCGATTTTGGACCCTATTTTCACTACAGCCCTCTCTAAAATGAAAAATGCTGAAGGTGGGAAATTGTATCCTGAATTGGCATGGGGTGGTGTACCTGATGCAATCAATGGTTTGACAGTGGATAAAAACCGTACTGTATCCTATTCACAAACAGATCCTAAAAATACAGCAATCGTTGGAGACTTCGAAACTATGTTCAAATGGGGATATGCAAAAGAAGTTCCAATGGAAATCATCCAGTATGGTGATCCTGACAACAGCGGTCGCGACCTTAAGGGTTATAACCAGATTTATATCCGTTGCGAAGCATACATTGGATGGGGCATCATGGACGCTGCTAGTTTCGCTCGTATTGTGAAAACGGGAGGTTAATCATGGCTGAGTATGTAAACCAAAAGACAGGAGCAACAATCAACACTAATACAGAAATTTCTGGGGGTGATTGGGTTCCAATTGCAGCATACAAACCTTTGGACTCATTGACTAATGCAGCATTGAAAGAAATCCTTGATGAAAAAGGTATTTCTTATGATAACCGTGCTACAAAACCTGAATTGATTTCGCTGCTTGAACAAGCTGACACTGAAGTCCAGTAGTCGCTTGACTGGAGGTAGAAATGGAAAACTTTGCAACAGTAGAAGATGTTCAAATATTGTGGCGAACATTGAAATTCGATGAGAAAGAACGAGCCGAAGCACTGTTGGAAGTTGTTTCTCATTCTCTTAGAGTTGAAGCTAAAAAAGTTGGCAAAGATTTAGATGGATTGGTTGCTACTGATCCATCTTTTGCCATGGTCGTTAAGTCCGTCACGGTTGATGTGGTAGCTCGCACGTTGATGACCTCAACCAACCAGGAACCGATGACTCAATTCACTGAGAGTGCATTAGGCTATTCAGTGAGTGGATCTTATCTTGTTCCTGGTGGAGGTCTCTTTATCAAAGACTCAGAATTAAAACGTCTTGGTCTAAAGAAACAAAGATATGGGGTGATTGATATCTATGGGACGGATTAAAGGAATTACAATAACATTATTGGATACAGTAGAAGATGGAAAGGATGACTTCGGTCATCCTATTTACCGTGAAACTGAAATCCAAGTGGATAATGTACTAGTAGCACCATCATCAACAGATGATGTAACCACACAAGTGAACTTAACTGGAAAAAAAGCTGAATATACTTTGGCTATTCCAAAGGGAGACCAGCACGACTGGAAAGAAAAAACAGTCATATTTTTTGGTCGTAAATGGCGTACAATCGGTATTCCTCTAGAGGGAATTGAATCGATGATACCACTAGACTGGAACAAGAAAGTGATGGTTGAAACTTATGAGTAAGATGAAATTCACTTTAAATCCATCTGGAGTTTCAGCACTTTTAAGATCAGGAGAAATGCAGGGTCTATTACAAGAAAAAGGTCAAGCGGTGGCAGAACGAGCAGGAGATGGGTTTGAATTAACTGTATCCCCTGGTCAAAAACGTGCTAATGCTAAAATTAGTACAACTGATATTAAAAGCATTAAAAAAAATGCTAAACAAAATATTTTACTAAAGGCACTAAAATGATTGAAATTGTCATAAAGAAGTTTTTAGATGAGAACTTAAAAGTTCCATCTTTTTTTGAACACACAAAAAATATGCCTGAAAGTTTTGTAATTATAGAAAAGACTGGAAGTGGTGGGAGTGATTATGTTCATTCTGCCACTTTCGCTTTTCAAAGTTATGCGCCTTCACTTCAAAAGGCTGCAGAGTTAAATGAAACTGTCAAAAAGACAGTTGAACAGCTTGTGACGGTCAATGAAGTGAGTGGAGTGCATCACAACAGTGATTACAACTTCACGGATACAGAAACACAAAAATATCGTTATCAAGCGGTGTACGATATTAACTATTTTTAACAGGAGGAACTCATGGGTTCAGGTACAGAAGAAAGAGGAGGAAAACAAATGGTTACAACAGCAGCATCATCAGCAAACGTAACAGCGGCAAAACCGAATATTAGTGGAGCAGTATCAAGCGCACCACTAAAAACAGCATTACCACAAGACGCTAAGACTGCACTTAATGAAGCTTTTAAAACTTTGGGGTATATCTCTGAAGATGGATTGACAAATGAAAACTCTCCAGAAAGCGAAGAAGTCAAAGCATGGGGTGGTCAAACAGTGTTATCATCACAAACTGACAAGAAAGATACATTCAAATTCAAATTGATTGAAAGCTTGAATGTTGAAGTTTTGAAAGAAGTTTATGGTGTAGATAATGTAACAGGAACACTTGCAACAGGTATCACAGTCAAAGCTAATGCGAATGAATTGCCAGAGCATAGTCTTGTAATTGATATGATGTTGAAGAATGGATCAATTAAACGTATTGTCATCCCTCGTGGTAAAGTGAGCGAGATTGGAGAAATCGGATACAAGGACGGTGAACCAGTTGGTTATGAATTGACAATCACAGCATTGCCAGATGACCAAGGGAACACTCACTACGAATACATGCAAGGAGCATAATATATGTCGAAATCAATTAAAGGGAAAACTCCATCAGGATTTAAGTTTGAAATTTCAGAGCGTAGGTTGAACAACTACGAACTATTGGAATTGATTGGCGAGGTTGATGAAGGGAATGGACAAGCGTTCCCTAAAGTTCTAAAACTTCTTTTCGGAGAAGAACAAGCTAAAGCATTTAAAGATCATCTGCGTGAAGAAGATGGCATCATCCCTAATGAAAAAATTGCAGACGAATTGAAAGCAGTTTTTGAAACTGTTCAAGAAGTAAAAAAATCCTAATCCTTGTGCAGATGATAAAGCTAGATGAAGATGCTCTAATCTGTGATTTAGCTGAAACTTATAACATATACGATTATAAGCAGCTACCACTATCAAAGGTAGCTGTTTTTTCGTATGGTTTGAGAGATGATTCAAGAATTAAGAAATTAATGTCTGACCAAATAGTTTCACTAGACACCTTGTTATTATCCTTGATGGTTGACAAGTTATCACTTTCTTTATGGTTGCAAACCAAAGATGGTCAGAAAGGTATCAACCAACCTAAATCAATAGCAAGTCAATTTATACATAAGGAAGAAAAAGAAGAAGATAGAGACTATCTAGTTTTCCAATCTGGCGAGGAATTTGAAAGATGTTATAAAGAACGTTTAGCCAGTTTAGGAGGTGGTGACTAATGGCGACAGAATTAGGGAAAGCGTATGTGCAAATCATCCCTTCAGCTAGAGGCATCACTGGGATGATTCAGAAAGAAATGGGCGGAGAGGTAGCCTCGGCTGGTGTAAGCTCTGGAAAATCTCTTGGCTCAAGTTTAATCGGTGCCCTTAAAGGCGCCATTGCAGCTGCAGGAATTGGTAAAGCAATTGGAGCAGCATTAAGTGAAGGTGCAGCACTCCAACAATCGCTTGGAGGAATTGACACCTTATTTAAAGCATCAGCAGAAAAAGTAAAGGGTTTTGCCAATGAAGCATACAAAACCACTGGACTTTCAGCAAATGCTTATATGGAGAATGTAACAGGTTTCTCAGCAAGTCTATTACAATCTCTAGGTGGAGATACAGATAAAGCAGCAGATATTGCCAATATGGCCATGATTGATATGTCAGATAATGCTAACAAAATGGGTACATCTATGGATAGCATCCAGGTTGCTTATCAAGGATTTGCTAAACAGAACTATACTATGCTGGACAACCTGAAGCTTGGTTACGGTGGTACAAAACAAGAAATGCAACGCTTGTTGGCAGATGCGGAAAAATTGACTGGTGTTAAGTATGACATTAACAACTTGTCAGATGTTTATCAAGCAATCCACGCTATCCAAGAGAATTTGGATATTACAGGAACAACAGCAAAAGAAGCAGCATCTACTTTTAGTGGCTCATTTGAATCTATGAAAGCAGCTGCACAGAATGTACTTGGGAAGTTGGCTTTAGGAGAAAATATCCTACCATCTTTGCAGGCTTTAGCAGAAACAACCTCTACTTTTCTCTTTAATAACTTCTTCCCAATGATTGGGAATATTATGTCAGGTTTAGGGGTTGTAATTAGTGAAGGTCTAAGTCATGTAGCTACTCAGTTGTTTGGTGAAGAATTTGGGAATGCAGTATTTACTCAACTATCTCGTGTAAGTGGTATTTTTCAAACTTTCTTTGATATGATTTTTGGATCATTGAGCAAGCAAGATAATATTGATATTTTAGAAGCCCTTGGATTTTCTGAAGGTGCTGCAACTCAAATTGTCAACATTGCAGATAATATCCGTGAGACCTTTATTAATATTGGTTCAGCCATTGGGGATGTATTAGGTATTGTTGGTGATTTTGTCAGCAATTTGTTAGGTATAAAGGATGGAGAACAAGGTGTAAATCTTTTAGGTGTAGCATTTGAAACATTGACAGGATTTTTGAAAGAAGCTTCAGGTGTATTAAAAGACTTCACAGGGTGGCTAAAGGAAAATCCTGCTGTAGTTGATTTAGTGATTTCTGCAGTAGTTGGTCTGACTGCTGCTTGGCAAACATATAAAACGATTAGTGCAGTTGTTAAAGCTGTCGAATTGGCTAAAAATGCCATCTTTGGAACTTCATTCGCTTTATCTCAAGCTATGGCTGTGGCAAATGGAACTTTAACTGCTAGTCTAGCGGCTGAGAATGCTGCAGCAGTAGGAGCAAGTGGAGCATTTAGCGTTTTTAATGCGGTTTTAGCTGTAAATCCTATCTTTTTGGCAGTTGGAGCAATTGTAGCGCTGGTAGCAGCATTAACATGGTTCTTCACCCAGACTGAAACAGGAAGACAGATTTGGTCATCTTTTGTAGATTGGATCAAACAGGCTTGGCAGGGAATTTCTGATTTCTTTGTCGGCCTTTGGTCTGGTATCTCTGAAGGTGCTATCGTCTTATGGGATGGAGTTGTTGCAGCTTGGACTGCTTACATCGAAACTGTGAAAGCGGTGTGGACTGCTGTTGGAACATTCTTTTATGACTTGTGGGTAAGTATTCAAGAGGCTGCATCTACTGCTTGGACATTAATTACTACATCTATTATGACAGTTGTTCAACCGTTCATTGATGGATTTATGAATATTTGGAACAACATTTCAAGTGGCCTTTCTCAAATTTGGGAAGGTATTAAAATGGTTTTCCAAGGAGTTTGGGAAGTTATCAAATCAATCTTCTTAGGTGCAGTTTTGGTTATCATTGACCTTGTTACAGGTAACTTCAGTCAGCTTGGAGCTGACCTTTCTCTAATTTGGGAAGGTATTAAAAATGGCATTTCTTTGATATGGGAAGGGATTAAAACATACTTCTCTGGTGTTGTGAATGTCATAGTTGGTTACGCTACTGGTGTTTTTGAGAACTTCTCTAATGCTTTGAGTACAATTTGGGAATTTATCAAAACTGTAACAACCTCAGCTTGGGAATGGATAAAATCTACAGTATCAAATCTGATTACAAGTTTGATTCAGGGGGCACAAAATTTATGGAATAGCTTTATGAGTTTTCTATCTAGTTTGTGGGAAAGCATTAAGTCAACAGCAAGCTCGGCCTGGGAATCTTTAAAATCTAGTGTGTTAAGTATTATTGACAATCTTGTCTCAGGAGCACAAAACGCTTGGGATACCATGTCAAATGCTGTATCTAGTCTTGTAAGCAATGTTACGGGATTCTTTGACCAATTATGGAATATCGATCTGTACGCTGCAGGGCAAGCAATTTTACAAGGTTTCTTGAACGGTTTGCAATCTATGTGGTCTTCTGTAACTGACTTTGTAGGTGGAATCGCTAGTTGGATTCGTGACCACAAAGGACCGATTGAATATGACCGTAAGTTACTTATTCCAGCTGGTAATGCAATTATGCAAGGCTTAGATGGTGGGTTAAAAGACCGATTCAAGGATGTCAAGAAAACAGTCAATGGTGTAGCTGGAGAGATTTCTGATGTTTTTTCAGGAGATAATCTAGATCTTAATTCGACTTCATCTGTTTCAAAGAATCTTGAAGCACAGTTGGCTATGCCATCAGCTCAAATTGAAGCACATGATAGTAAAACTGTGTCTGAGATAGCGATTCTGAGAGCTAGTATGGAGAGAATCCTTACTGCTATCCTTGAAAAATCGTCAGATATCTACCTAGACAATGACATTATTTCGATGAAAACGTATGAACAACACGGTGCAATATATGCAAGGGAGGGAATTTAATGGATTATATGATCATCAATGGTTTTAATACATCAACCCTTCCTGGTTGTGTTGTGACGGATTTTGGAGAAGTATCAGGAGCAAAACCAAGAGGGGAAGTAGCTTCTCTTCATGGAGTAAATGGCTCGTATCGGATACTAGATGGTTCATATGAGAGTTATGAAAGAACATTTAAGTTCTACATTAAAAAATTAATCGATATTTCAGTTATTGTTGATAAATTTCAACCGAATGATAATATCCTTGAATTTAGTTATCATCCTGACTCAGTGTTTTATGCAAACTTCCTGACATCAACTTATAAACCTGATGGAAATCACGCATGGGAACTCTCTATTAAGTTGACGATGCAACCGTTCAGGTATCAAAAAAATGTGAATCCAGAAGTATTTACTGCTCCTGGAACAATCACGAATCCTGGTACAGTCTATTCTGAACCTATCATTGAATTAGAAGGAGATGGAGATGTTTCAATTACTGTTGGTAACAAAACAATGTATCTTACTCTAAAAAATAAGGCAACAATAGACTGCCGACAAGGAAAACAAAATATCTATAATGCGACAGGTTCTATACAAAATACTCTTAGAAAACGAGGTAGCTTCTTAGAAATTCCTACTGGTAGAACAGGTATCACGTATAGTGGAAATGTTCGTAAGTTGACGATTAGACCGAATTGGAGGTACAAAATTTGATTTATTTATCAGATGGAAACATATCTCTTAATGCAGCATATGATGATAACATCACACAAGAAGCAAATAGTACCTATCAATTAACATTTCGATTTCCAACCAACAACATCTTATGGCAGAGGTTAAGAGAGGAAACATTCCTGACAGCTGATGATCTTCATGGCGAGCAAGACTTTGTGATTTTCGAGGTTGAAAAACACCATGGATATATTCAAGTATATGCTAACCAGGTCATGACTCTACTAAATAATTATGTGATTGGTTCACTTGCTCTTGATCGTGTATCAGGTTCAACTGCTTTGAGTCAATTTGCTGGAAGCATCACTAGAGAAAATCCATTTTCTTTTTTTTCTGATATTGATGATCGCCATACTTTTAATACTGATAGCATTAATGCAATGGCTGCACTTACAAAAGATAAGCACTCAATTTTGGGACAATGGGGCGGAGATTTAGTCCGTCATGGATACCAAGTACGGCTTTTAAAAAATGGCGGTTCAGAAAATGAATCGCTTTTCATGTACAAAAAAAATCTTTCAAGCTACAAACAGAAGATATCAACCAAATCATTAAAAACTAGAATCACTTTTAAAAAAACAATTAAGAGTTCAAGCGAAAATAATGATGAACATAAAATTGCAGTTGTAGTTGATAGTCCATTGATTAACAAATACAGTCAGATTTACGAGGATGTTGTAGAAGTCAATGACCAAGATGTCAAGGATGAAGCAAGCCTTAGAGAATATGGTAAACAATATTTCAGAACAACTTTGTGCGATATGCTAGAAGATAGCATAGAGATTGATGTTATCGGTCAGAGTGATGTGCCCGTCCAGATATTTGATGTTGTGGGTGTCTACTACGAATACTACGATCTGGATGTAAGGAAGAAAATAACTAAATACAACTACTCACCAATGGCTAAGAAATTGAAGTCTATTGGTTTTGGTGAATTTAAGTCTGGTCTAGCAAACGCGATCGGTAATGTAGTTAGTGATGCAGTCAAAAATGAAACTCAACACTTAGATGGAATCTTTGAAGCAAAACTAGCTAAAGAAATCCAAAATGCTGATTTAGCTTTTGATCGTAAAGTTGAAGAAATCAAAAATCAGTTTGAAGATGAAGTCAATGCTGCTAAAGCCAAAGCAGAAGAAAACAAGCGTGCTTTGTCTGACGAAATCAACCAAAAGTTCCACGATTTCAGCCCAGAAGGATTCGAAGAAGCCAAAACTAAAGCAGAAGAAGCTTTACGAAAAATTGGAGCAAGCGCTGACCTAATTGAGGAAGCAAAGAGAATTGCTGCTGACAATGCTAGGGATTTAAATGCCTTTAAGACTTCAACTCAGAAAGAACGTGAGAAGTTGTCAGATGAGCTGAAGCGTTATTCACGAGAAGAATCTGAAAATAAACTGACAGAAATCAGGGAAGTTTTGGCTAGTGACTATGTTTCAAAAAGGACCTATGTAGAAGATGTAGAAGGGACACGTCAACGACTCGAAGCTATAACACAAGACCACAGGTCTAAGTTAGCAGAGTATAAACAAACAGTTGACGGTCAATTCACAAAACTATCTAGTCAGATTGCTGATAAGGTAGATAGGTTGGATTTCCAGCAAGTCAAAGAAACTTCACTAATTTATGAACGTATTTTGGGTAGGACGGACTCAAACGTTGCTTCAAACATCGCCCGCATGGCATTAACCTCTGAATTGTTTGAGGTTGAAGTAGGAAAGAGATTTAGTAACCATACGAATCTATTTTATGCTCCTACAAAAATCCCTAAATACATTTCATCGGTCGCAACAGATAAGCATTTAGAACGTGTCAGTTGGGACGACCATGACGGTATCAGAATTAACTATACGGACTCCATGTCTGGCTGGTTAGGAGTTAGATTCCCTCTTACTAAAAGGTTCGTAAAACAAGGCGAGAGTCTTGGTTATCGTATTGAGATTGCAGTTGACAAGGTACCACGAGACGGCAGGGTTTTAATTCAGCTACTAGATAACACTCCAAATCTTGGCATGTACTACAACTCTCAAATTCTACTAAAGAGAACTGGTAATCAGGTATTTACAGGGTATTTAGATATCCCATACACTGGGGAGCTAAACGAGTACTCTGTCAGATTTACACTTACTAGTCCTGGTAATATCGTTATCCATAAACCAATGGTTATTGATAAGCGCATAATTCCTGAAGAATTTGTAGATAGTACTGACTATAACAGTGAGTATAACCGAGTGACTATGTCCTTGATGAAAGATAGTTTTGCTATCAAGTCCTTAAATAGCGCAGGAGATCTCATTGCTGGTATTAACATTGGAGCCAACGGTAACAACCGCATCGTAGGTAAGGCTACTCACATCACAGGGGAGACCTTGATTGACAATGCGGTTATTAAATCGGCCATGATTGATAAACTCAAGACTGCCAATTTTGAAGCTGGCTCAGTCACCACCACTATTTTGGGAGCTGGTGCAGTCACGGCTGACAAGGTGCTTATGGACACAGCTATGGCCAAGAAATTTGTATCGAGCGATATTTTCACAGATAGCCTTGCTGCTAAGAATGCCTTTATTAACAAACTACGTTCAGTAGTGGTTTCTGCAACCTTGCTAGAGGGTTATAAAGGGCGTATCGGTGGATTCCAAATTGGTACTCATGATAAAGACCCAAACACTTATTGGCTTACAGGTCAAAACCAATTCGCGGTTGGTATGAGTAATGGTAGTTCGGCTTGGGGGCAAGTTGCTCTTTGGGTTAACTGGGGAACTGATTGGGGGAAATCAGGTCCTTATGCGTGGTACATCTTGCGAACTGGTGAAATGTATTGCAAAAACGATGCTAACTTTTTCAAAAAGGTTGATTTTGCAGATGGAGGCTCTGTTAATTTTTATGGAAATATAAATTATTATAAAGAGCCTAAGTTCTTTAAAGGATTGAACATGTGGGATTCTGAAATCATTGGAGGAGGTTCGAATCCAAAAGGCGGAAATAATGCCGTTGTATGGTGGAATCAAATCGGTTCTGGAAGTGTTAAATATTGGATTGATAAATCTTCAGATAGACGTTTGAAAGAGAATATCTTAAGTACATCTGTTCAAGCGTTGAATGAAATCAACCAACTTAACTTGGTTTCATTTGATTACATCGAAACTAAGAACCATGAGGAAATCGGATTAATCGCTCAAGAAGTTGAAGAAATTATTCCTCAAGCAATTTCAAGAGACCCTGAAAGTGAAGATAGTTACCTTCATATCGACTATACCGCATTTGTACCTTATTTAATTAAGGCTATTCAAGAACTCAATCAGAAATTGGAGAAATTAAATGAAAGAAGAAATTAATCAACTAATCATCCGAAATTTAAGTGATGATATCGGATTGAAAGCAAGTGATGCAGCAACATACAAAGCTCTGTATGAAGTCACACAAAAACAACTCAATGACATTTTAAATCTCATTGAGCAAAACGAAGAACTTAAAGCTAAATTTGAACAAGTGAAAGGACAAATGACAAATGGCAATCAATAACTATACACTCGCAACTAAACCTTACATTCGTGGTTTTGGGGACAAAACTACAACCGTTGTAGAAATTCGATTACAAGATGGCAACCGATACAGTACAAATCAACGTGAACTTGTGGGTGACCGCACTCAAGATAATGAAGAAACACTTATCCAAGCGGTTCTTGACATCCTTAAAGCTGAGCTAGACCCAGGTTCTGCAATCGTTCAAGCCCAATCTAAAATCGAGCAAGCTGAACAGAAGCTCACTCAGACTGAAACCAAACAGAACCAACTACTTGAAATCACTGAGAAAATCAATAAGGTAGTTCGTGTTATGGCTCAAGATTCAATTATGGGTGAGAAAATTGCTTATGGTACAACCTATAAGGAACTTGTAGAACTATTCCCACTTGTAAAAACTGGTGAGAGCTATGCCCCTGGTTCTATGTTTGCAATCGAAGACCCAGGGCATGTTGAATTGAACGGGGAAGGCAAACGAATCCTTATTCAAACTAACCAACAATTCATCTACCAAGGCGAATCACTTCAACAGCTAGAAGGTTCACCATCTCAAAATGGAATCCTTGCAGTTTGGAAATGGCAAGTACCTAAATCTGAACTAGAAACACAACCTGTTCAATAACAAGGAGGTGTTTATGCAAGATTTAGCATTTCACGAACTAGCAGAACATTTAAAAAATCTATCATATAGTCCGTATATCCACTTCTTTTTTTGGTTGATGGTATTAGATATTGCAACAGGCTACATCAAGGCCTTTAAGACTAAGCGTTTTGATAGCAAGGTAGGCACAATGGGCTTAATCAGACACTTCATTGTATTTGTCGTCATCTTGCTTGTAGCTATGTATGCACGTTCATTGGGTTTTCGTAGTTTTGGTATAGCGTGGACTATGTTTTTCTCTTTCAATTATCTGTTTTCAGTGATTGAAAATTGGGAGATGATAGGACTAGCATTTCCAGAGTTCCTGAAACCGTATATCAATCAAATCAAGAAAGATAATGCTCGTAAGATAGGTCAGTTATTGGTCAATATTGACCAAAAAGACAAAATTGAAGTCGAAGTAAAGGAGAAAGAAGACGATGCAACAGATCAATGAAATTTTAATTAATGGAGCTATCAGCATTCTAGTTATCCTTGTAGGTATCTCAGTTAAAGCTGTTAAAGAATATCTGATCCAAAAGGGTGGAGAGAAAACAATCAAGATTGTTGAAATCTTGGCTAAGAATGCAGTTAATGCAGTTGAGCAAGTGTCCACAGAAACTGGCTACAAGGGAGAGGAAAAGTTGGAACAAGCACGAGCAAAAATCCGAGCAGAACTTAGAAAGTACAATATCAGCATGACTGATAGTGATCTCGATACATTCGTTGAGTCAGCAGTCAAGCAGATGAATGACGCTTGGTCTGAAAAATAAATCAAGAGAACCTGAAAAGGTTCTCTTTTTAATATTAAAGAAAGGAGCAAGATTTGAAGAAAACCATCGAAAAAAAGCTTGAAATCACATCAAATAATAGAGATGTTGATAGGCTTTATCAAGAATTCTTCAGTATGGATAAGAACATCGCTGAATTCAAATTCACTCTTGACAATCTATCCGCTAACAAGGTAATTTGTTTATTCTATTTCAAGAAATCTAAACGATATTCAACAGTTGATGCGACAATCGAAGACAATACCTTTACTGTTAAATTTGATGTATCGTTGATCACAATGGACGAGCCTGTGGTAGGATACATCTACTTTGAAGAAGTGGAAAAATCTGCTGACGTGTACAGCTTTAGGTTCAATGTTCGAGTTAGTGAGCTTGATAAATCTAAGACTGCGCCAATCATCGAACAGAAAACAGGTCGCATCGTAGACATCGATAGCATTGTCACAAGAGCAGAATTAGAAGAAATTCTCAAGACTGTTCATGTTGGTAGTGATGCTTACGATGATTCAGAAATCGTTAAACGTTTAGCAGCTTTAGAAAATAAACCTGAAATTGATACGAGTCAGTTTGCTACAAAAGAAGAACTAGCAAACAAAGTAGAACGTAGCGAATTCAGCCATATTTCAGCCGATATTGAAGCGTTAAAGACAAAGACGGATAAAGATATCGTGTATGACGATAGCGCCTTAAAACAGCGTATATCTACTCTAGAGAGCAGACAAGATAATGATACTGTATATAACGATACAGAAATCAAACAACGCTTAGAAAACTTGGAAAATAAGCCAAATGTAGATACCAGTGGGTTGGTTACTAAACAAGAGCTTGAAAGTAAAGGTTATCTCACACAGCATCAATCATTATCTGACTATGCGACGAAGCAAGAAATCCCTCAACCGTACAACGATACGGAATTGAAAGAACGGGTTAAGCAGTTAGAAAACAAGCCGGCTATTGATACCTCGAATTTTGTAACGAATGATGTTTTAGCTGGCAAAGGGTATCTTACCGAACATCAAAGCCTAGAGGGTTATGCTAAGAAGTCAGAACTACCTCAACCATATAATGATGCAGAACTCAAGCAAAGACTTGCATCTATACCTAAAACCCCTCAGAGAATCAGCATCAACGGGAACATTGTAACCCTATCGGATGGCGGTGGGAGTATTATCTTACCAGCTTCGGGTCAAAATGGATCGTCTACATCAACCTCATCTAGTGAACTTGTAGGTGAGGGAATACCGAACGGTAAGGTCGATGGTACTCTTGGACAGACATATGTCGATACTCGTAAAACAAACGGTGCTTTGAAATGGATTAAACGTACTGCTTCAGGAAACCAAGGCTGGGCCGTGTTAGACGGTGATACCGGTTGGAAAACCCTAAATGCGTCTTCAAAACTTGGAAATTCTTATGTAAAAGCACGAAGGGTTAACGACACTGTATATTTACAATTCGGTGGTTTACAATGGGGTTGGTTCGGTATTGTTCGCCGTAATGGACTTGGATTCGTGGCACATCCTGGAAATCGTGACAAGAAATGTTTCATCTTAACAAATGGTCAAGTACCTTATGGTTACCGAACAAGTACTTCGTTAATCGGTCCAATTTATAATGACGATGGTATACCGTACGGTACGTGGTACATTGGGGGTTACGGAGACGCAAACCACTTACGTTTCCAATTCTTAGACCCTATACCAATTGATAAAGACATCGGAGATATCAGGGTTTCTAATATAAGTTATGTTACAGACGACCCTTGGCCAACAACATAAGGAGGAATATATAAATGGATATTGACACAAGTAGATTAAGAACTGACTTACCTCAAGTAGGAGAGCAACCTTACAGACAGATACATGCTCATTCAACAGGCAATCCAAACTCAACAGCTCAAAATGAGGCTGATTATCATATGCGCCGTCCTGTCGATTCAGGCTTCTTCTCGCACGTTGTAGGTAACGGACGTGTAATGCAGACCTGGTACACTGATATGGGAGCTTATGACGTGGGAGGTGGCTGGAATGTTGAAGGATATGGTCAAGTCGAGTTGATTGAAAGCCACGAAACGAAAGAAGAGTTCATGCGTGATTACAGGCTTTACGTCCAATTGTTACGTGACCTCGCAGATGAAGCAGGGCTTCCTAAAACGCTGGATTCTGATAGTCTAGCAGGAATCAAGACACATCAATATTGTACATACAATCAACCTCGAAACTACTCTGACCATGTGGATCCATACCCTTACCTCGCCAAATGGGGTATCAGTCGTGAACAGTTCAAGAAGGATATTGAAGGTGGTATTTCTACTGAAGCTGGTTGGCGTCAAGATGCTTATGGATGGTGGTGGGGAGAGTCAGATGGCTCTTATCCGACAAACGATTGGAAACAGATCAACGGAGAGTGGTTCAGATTTGACGACAAGGGTTATTGCCTAATTAATAAATGGTTCTTCGATGGCAAATACTGGTTCTACCTCGATAAGCGTGGTGCGACCGTAACTGGTTGGGTATTCATCAACCATCGCTGGTATTACTTCGATAATGACGGTGGCATGGTCAAAGGCTGGGTCAAGTATCGAGAAACCTGGTATTATCTTGATGATAAAGACGGATATATGTTGTCTAAGCAGTTCGTCAAATCGGGTGACGGTTGGTATTATTTGAAAGCAAACGGTGAACTTCATACAGAACCAGCATTCACAACTGAGCCAGACGGCTTGATTACAGTTTCAGAATAATAACAAAATCAAAATAGAAAGAAATTCAAAATTTAATTACACTTGAACCGCTGGCGCTTGCTGGCGGTCTTTTTTGTTTGCTCTAAAAAAGAGCTGTAAAAGGAGTTATAAAATTAGCAATGCACTGTTTTAACAATATTTACGTAACTCCCACCGGCTCCATTA